TTGGAGATAGAGATAAGATTCTATCTCTGATTGACCACATTCCTGCGGCAATGCGTAAGATTAATCCCATGCGTAAACATGCCACTGGTGTTCATGTCACTGATGTTCCCTATGATCCTGTCAATGATATGGCAAGTATTGACTACAGTGAAGCAGAAAAGCGCGGATACTTGAAACTAGACTTGTTGAATGTACACATATACAATCAAATTCGTGATGAACGTCATTTGATTGAACTTATGCGAGAACCCAATTGGGATCATCTAAAGAACAAAGATTTTGTTGAGAAGTTGATTCACTTGAATAATCAATATAGCACATTAAGAAGTATGCCAGAATCAGTGAATAGTATTCCTAGACTTGCTATGTTTTTAGCTATCATTCGTCCGGGAAAGAAGCACTTAATTAGTAAGACTTGGAAAGAAGTAGCAAAAACAGTATGGGACAAAGATCATACAGGATACACATTCAAAAAGAGTCACGCAATTGCATACTCACATTTAGTAGTAATTCACATGAATCTGTTGGAAGAGACTACGGTAATCGTTTGACAAGTGTGATACTGCGTCTTTTTGACCTGCGCTTATGAAGTTCATTCATACTAGTAATAGGACCATGTAAAACTGTCAGATTTTTGTTCGTGAATGTTCTGAGAAAGGGCTTAAACATAGTCCAATCATCTTTCAAAAACAGGTTAATGGGAATCAATCTATTTGATTCCCACCACCATACGTCCCCTAATTCTAAAAACTTAGCTTTTGCGACGGGTTCCATTATCGCTCCGTAATCATAGATAGTGGTTACGGAATCATCCCTATTCTGGATTATTCCTACGTAGTCTTGATTAGCGTAAGAACAAACCGTTATGAAAGGATGATTCTCGCTAAGTTTTTTAAAAAACTCATTTTGTGCCATGCATGTATAAATTCACGATAACTTTATTTAATCTGGTTAACCAAAGTTAATATTTTAATATTTAGGAGCTAAATACACTAAAGGACTACGTCTGTGTACTCAACACCAGTTTTTATCTATACGCAACGACAGATCGTTGTACTGCTTTTCGGTAACTCAGCGAGGAGATATATGCCAGTTTATGCCAAGCCACTAACATTACACAAAGGGGTTGATAACCAGATTCAATTCCAATTCTTGAACCAAGAACAAAAGCCAGTCGATATCACGGGCAAAGAGATATCATGCAGAATTATCAATTACGATGGTTCAGAAGTTTTATTACGCAAAGCACTAACACCTACACTGGCACTTAACGGCTTAGCGGTATTGACACTAAATGCATCAGACATTGAAGACATTCCTGCACAACAAGCACACTATTCATTAGAAATTCCAGTAGGACAATTTGGATTCCCAGTATTCGTAGATCAAAACGCGGGCGCCCGTGGTGATATGAACATAGTTAATTCAGTACTTCCAGCATTCATACCTTCAGCAAACGTAACCATCCCCACAGGGCAACCGTTTCCCAATATTGATTCTAATAATAGCATAGCAAACGTTTTACCAAATGCAAACATATATTACAGTAGCGTAATCAACACTGAGAACAATCCTGTATTGACATTGCAAACATCATTCTATCAGTACAATGGTGACGTAACGGTAGAAGGTTCCTCGATTGTTGATAACGATTGGTATCCAATCACAACTGCGGCGTACTCAAACAACAGTACTACTCAGGGTTATGTCGTTCAGGGCTATCACCCTTATATCCGTATGGCATTCACTAGCAATACGGGCGCAATCACCAATATCTTATCCAGATAAAATACCAAGACTATTGCTTATTGATACATACTATGCTAAAATCGTAGTATGTTTGATATCCTAACCATCGTACCGGGCAGAAAGAAACTGTCTCATAGTGGATGGCACAGTTTTAATGCAATATGTTGTAATCATCGAGGTCACAAGGCTGATAAGCGTGGCCGCGGTGGCATTTGTTTGGATGGTGACAACTGGTCTATGCACTGCTTTAACTGTGGGTTCAAGTGTGGTTTCACGTTAGGTAAGAGTCTATCAAAGAACACTAAGCAGTTTCTTATTTGGTGTGGTGTTGACGAGCAACAAATACAGAAGTGGAGCTTAGAGAGTCTACAACACAAAGACCTATTAAGTTACGTTAACGTCAAAAAGCAAAAGTCAAAAGTAAAATTCAAAGAACATTTGTTGCCTGAAGAAGCAGAACTCATTGACGTAAACAACCCACTACACAAAGTATATGTAGACTATCTACGGAACAGGTCTATAAGTATTACTGATTATCCCTTTATGATTACCCCAGATGAGTTGGGTAGAATGGGTAATCGTGTTATAATACCTTATACATATCATAATAAGATTGTAGGTCATACAAGCAGATTTTTAGACAACAAGATTCCCAAGTACATCAATGAACAGCAGCCGGGCTATGTATTCGGTATTGACTTTCAGAAGCCTGAGTGGGAAGTATGTATTCTTGTTGAAGGTATCTTTGACGCATTGAGTTTGAATGCTTGTGCATTGACTCATAATACTATAAGCGAAGAACAAGCTAACGTATTGGCGCAGTTAAACAGAAAGATTATCTTTGTACCAGATCGTGATAAGACAGGTCTTGAGACATGTGATAGAGCATTAGAGCTAGGGTATAGTGTAAGCATACCTGATTGGGATAATGACGTAAAAGACGTAAACGATGCGGTTGTAAAGTATGGTAAATTGATGACATTGATTAGCATACTTCAGTCAGCAACTACAAGTAAAATTAAAATAGAATTACAGAGGAAGAAAATTGGCAAACAAAACAGATTCTAAAAAGCAAATGGAATACACCCCGGATGTACAAAAACTGTTTTTGAGAATGATGTTAACTAATGCCGAGTTATATACTCGGGTTATGAACATCATGAACAGTGAGAATTTTGACAAATCGTTACGCCCCGTAGCAGAGATGTACAAGGAACATACTGACAAATATAAAGTTCTACCAGATCAAACTCAGATTCAAGCAGTTACTGGAATAGATATAGATCCTATTCCTGAAATGAACGAGGGTCATCAAGACTGGTTCTTAGATGCGTTTGAAGCATTCACTAAAAGACAAGAGTTAGAACGTGCTATTCTTAAAGCAGCCGATATGCTTGAAAAGGGAGATTATGGCCCAGTAGAGAAACTAATCAAGGATGCTGTGCAAATTAGTTTACAGAAAGACATGGGTACAGATTACTTTCATGACCCTAAAGGCCGTATCAATAAGTATTTCAATGCAGGTGGACAAGTCTCTACGGGTTGGCCTCAGATGGATCGTATCTTATACGGTGGCATGAGTCGAGGCGAGTTGAACATCTTTGCAGGTGGTTCAGGTTCAGGTAAGTCATTGGTCATGATGAACATTGCGTTGAACTGGTTGCAACAAGGTATGAGTGGTGTTTATATCACACTCGAACTCTCAGAAGAACTTACTAGTTTGCGTACTGATGCGATGTTAACGCAGATGGGTACTAAATCAATTCGCAAAGATATCGACACAACTGATCTTAAAGTTAAGATGATTGGTAAAAAATCAGGTAAGTATCGTGTCAAGGGTCTGCCTGCACAAAGCAATGTCAATGACATTAGAGCATACTTAAAAGAAGTACAGATTCAAACAGGTATCAAGATTGACTTTGTTATGGTCGACTACTTGGACTTAGTTATGCCGGTCTCTGTTAAAGTCAATCCCAACGATCAATTCATTAAAGACAAGTATGTTGCAGAAGAATTACGTAACTTAGCTAAAGAACTAGGAGTGTTACTAGTCACAGCATCACAGTTAAATCGTTCAGCCGTTGATGAAATTGAATTCGATCACAGTCACATTGCAGGCGGTATCAGTAAGATTAACACAGCAGATAATGTATTTGGTATCTTCACAAGTCGTAGTATGCGTGAGCGTGGCAAGTATCAAATGCAGTGTATGAAGTCTCGTAGTTCAACAGGTGTAGGACAGAAAATTGACTTAGATTATAATGTTGAAACTATGCGTATTACAGATGAAGATCCTGACGGATATGCAGACCAACAAGCAAAATACGCTCCTAAACCTAGCCCTAATGCTATCATGGATAAGCTAAAAACTCAGTCTACTGTCTCCCCGGCATCATCCTCAACACCTGATCCTAATCATAAATTCGACTTTTCTCCATTAGAAAAGAAAGTCGTAGCCGACGTACAGGGTACAAAACTCAAAGCTTTGCTGAATTCACTAAAGAAGTAATAAACCGAATTCAGCATAAATACAATTAGGACAAATTTATGCAAAAGAAAACCCGTTCCCTGTTGGAAGAATTGGAGTCTATGGGCAATGACCGTGACATGTCACATGTTATTGAAAATAGAGCCCATAATATTATCACCAGTGCAATTAACTTAATTGAATTAATGAACAAACACTATGATAAAGATACTTCTGAGCTACTAGAAAAGAAGCTATTGAGCGCAATCAAGGGACGTGACCAAGCAAGATTCTCCAAAAGTATAAGGAAAAATCATGAGAATGAGTGACATTAAAAAGGCCCAGCGAATAGATGAAAAACTGGCTAATTGGGTAGGTAACTTTGGAGCATCAACTCTAAAACAACTTGGTAATAGAATGACAGGTGACGCTGAAGGTCATTCAACCATTGCTGACAAATTTTCCAAAGAAAAGTTTGTTAATGATTTCTTGAGCCGCGCATATTCCGCTCTAACGGCTGAGATTGAAAGCGGAAGGGTAGATCCTCAGGCTGCAGGCGCGACTGCTCCCGCCCCAACAACTCCAACGACTCCACCGGCGACACCGCCACCTGCTCCGGCGGCACCTACAGCACCAGCAAAGCCAGGTACAGCTAAAGTTGCTCCTGGTAATGCAGGGGCGCCCGGTGCAGTACAAAAACAAACAAATCAAAATATCAATAACTATGTTCAAGGCGTTGCAAGACAGTTGAACGCAGAACCTGATCGTAACAAGAAAATTGCCCTAACAAAAGAGTTGATTAACTTTATGGCTGACCGTAAAGATTACCCTGAGTGGGGTAACGCATTGGGTACAGCTAAGGCAGTTCTACAAAAGAATCAAGCCGGTGGAAACATGGTTAGAGCCCTGCAGGGTGGACAGAAAGTCTCTGAAGCATGGAACGTATATTGGATCAATAAGCTATTAGAGTCTGTAAATTTATCATGGAAAGATGTTGGTTTAACTCTATTAAAAGAGGATAAAAAGAATGGTAGATATATCATTGCAGAATCCAAATATACAAAACTAAACAACATTTTTGAAAGTATCATGTTAAGTGAAGCTGAGTCAATATCTCAGTTCTTACAGCGTTGGGTACCTACATACATGCGTGGTACAGACATGTCTGATCCAAATACACAAGCATTAATTAAAGGTGTAGAAGATACGTATCAGCGAGATCAAGGTCAGGCTGCTATGAAAAAATTAGCCACAGCGGCATTTGCCGCAACACGCAGTGGTGCGCCCTCAGGTGGCGGTGCGCCTGCCCCGTCAAGCGGTCCATCGGATCCAAGTACATCACCAGGAGCTAGTGGTCCACAAGGCGCTAGTACATCAGCAGGTTCTAATACTGCATCTACGCCGCAGTCTGTTGATAGTTTAATGTCAAACGTCAAGTCAAATCTAGCTAAATTAAAAGGGATGGACCCTGCAATGTATGCTAAGTTTATCAAAGAATTGACAGGTGCCGGTTCATCTGCACCTGCACCTGCACCAGCACCTATCCCAGTAAGTGAAACTAGGAAGAGAAGATGAACTTATCAGAATCTTTAGCATTATTAAGAAACACGCTCTCCGATATTGATTACGTAGAGCAACGTCCTCTTTATGAAGATAAAGGTCACCTTGACCATCCTGAAGATTTAGTGTTTTTAGGTGGTAGTC